TTTAAAAATGCCGATTTTTTAATTGAGAAAATACCAAAAGATACCGTTTGTGAAAAAACACCCAATGGATATCACTATTATTTTGAGAATGATACTGGAAAACCTGTATATACTTGTATACAACTAGTGATTGATAATGTAAAATACTCAGTAGATGTGTTAGGTGTTGATAACCTGATAATAACATCTCCAACAAATATAAATGGGAAAGACTATTATTGGATAAATAGTATTTTTACGCATACTCCTGCAAAGTTATCAGAAAATACATGGATACTAGATTTATTAAAAAATCAGAAACCATTTCATCGTAAATTTGATAACGCTACTTTATCGATGAATATTAAAAATGCTTTTATAATCATAGATAATCTAAGAATTGAAAATAATATTAGACGTACACTTGGGACGATGAAGGAATACTCAGTAAAAATGAAATTGTTAAATGGTGTTATATACGTATATGATGACAACTACTATTTTTTGACGAGAGGTAGTTTTAGTAAATACAAGAATAAAAAATCTATGATAGAAAAATTAAAAAATGTTATTGATAAAATTAAACCATCGTGTATTATAGATTTATCTATTATAACTAGCAACTATTTTAAACCCGAACATATTTTTCATATAACATCATGTGTTATACATAATGATTTTAAAAATTATAAATACAATTCAGAATTTCCAAATTATATTGAATGCGCTTACATATACAAAAAAACGAAATATTTAATCCAAGATACTATTACCATAAATAGTTCTAATAATTCTGATAATTATAATACAAAATTAAATAACTTAATGTCATGGACTATATCAAATACATCAAATACATCAGAAACAAATAATGCTAGTAAAATATTGACAGGTCCAGAAAGTATTTATATAACATTTTTACTTTCAAATTATTTTAGTATACCATGCGTAACACTGGGTGTCACATATGATGAAACCAATGGTTCAGAAGAATCTACTAAGTCTTTAAGTCAGGCTCTAGATAAAATTATAAATGCTATGTTTTCGTTATTTTAAAATAATGTAAATAGTGCAAATAGTGCAAATAATGCAAATAATGCAAAATAATATAAATACATTTTATAATTTATAGTATAAAATATAAAGTATAAAATATAAAGTATAAAAATACAAAGTATAAAATACAAAATGAATAAAGAAGAACAACAAGTTAACCGAGTAGAACAAATGAAAAAAATTCAAAGTGAGGCGCTAGAGTTATTTACCAAAAAAAATATTGATTACGGTGATGCATTTGCAAAATATGGCGTTATCGGTGTTTTAATGAGGATAGAAGATAAACTACAGCGTTCTATGTCTATAACAAAAAATGGAGTAAATTTAATAAGTGACGAAGGAATTAGAGATACGCTAATTGATTTACATAACTACGCAGCAATGGCGCTAATGTTATTAGACGAGTAGTAACATTACTACCCTCAACTATCTACCGTTAGTCACTACCATTTATTTTTATTCACCTTGATTTTCGGACCTTGACCCTTGCGTTTAATATTTGCGGGGTCATATTGTTCTTCCTCATCATCGGAATGAATATCTTTCGACATTTCCCAGAATTCTTTTGCGCCCAGTTTAAACGGACCGTGTGTTTGCGCCTTATACCAAAATATTTGGTCATGTAATTTATTCGATTTCGCGTTGTTATTAATTACTAGACATTCATAGTTTTCGGTACACTGGTCCATCACTTGACAAAAACTTTCAAATGTTGGAAACATACCAGCGTAATTCTCATAGATTCTTTTACGATTCCCAATATATGGTTCGCGTAAAATAAAAACATAGTCAATATTGGTTCGCAAATTGGGCGGAATACCGAGAGGATACTGCATTGTAATTACCAACATGATTTTCCAGTGACGACCATTCATAAAAAGTAAACGCATCATTACGTCTTTGGTCCACTTATTGTCAAAAAGACAGTCATCCAATACTACAAATGTTCGCGGGTCAATTGTGCTTCTTTTATACGACTCTATCTCTTTTTTCATCTGTTTTAATACGGCTTTTTGGCGTTTTAAAATATTTTCAATAATCGCCGTATTATAAGCATCATGAATAAATAACTTGGGAACATGCTCTCCGAAAAATCCGTTCCCTGCCTCTGTGCCGGATATAACAGTACCGATGGGAATATCTTGATGATAGTACATTAAATCTTTTACTAAAAAACTTTTACCGGTATCACGACGTCCGATAAGAACAATAACGGGTCCTTTATTTTCATCGGGTCGAAAACTAATTGACCTCATATCAAACTTTGCTAATTCTAAACCTACGCTCATTGTTGTATATTCTATGTTTTATATATATATTTACTTATTTATACTATATATTAAAAAATATATAATTTACAAACGCATATAATTAGAAAACGCATATTTAGTATTTAGTAGCATATTTAGTATTTAGTCGCCATATTTAGTATTTAGTCGCCATATTTAGTATTTTTATTAGTTTAAAAAATAATAAAAATATGTATTTAACTAATTAAGTAATCGACGATGGAGATTTGCGACGATGCCCCTGTTTTTGGAGAAAGTACATTTTCTTTAAACTATAGAAAACTCAACAATCGTGATTTTTTTGCTTCTTTAGAAGAATCAGAACTTGGTATAGTAAATAGTAAAAACTATATGCCTATTTACGAAAACTATTTTAATTTAAATGAGACAAATTATAATTCTATCAATTTGAACCAGCGTTTTTATGTATCGGCATTATCGGGTGTTGTTGACAAAAATAATATACAAGCAGCAGTTGTGGATGCTTTTAAAAGTACTTCGGAATCTTTAACAATTCTTCATAAACCCATTTTTATTAAATTTTCTCCTTTGATTGACCCAGTAAAATATATGTTGGGAAAATATGAAAGTTTAAATACAAATGGCGATATTTTAGATATTCCAGTGTTATCAAAACTTGATAGAAAAGGGTTATTAAAAGCAAATGATAAAAATAATGCGGCATATGTTGACTCTTTTTTTTCGTACTTGTCGAGTCAAGTTTTAAACTGCCACGAGTTTATTCATGGTCTTAATTTCTATGGTTCGTTTAATGCTATTAAAAAGGATTTTTATTACAACGTAATTGATGATATAGAGTGTTTAGATAAAAATCCTTATTTTAATAAGAATAAAAATATTCTTTTTGAAGTTGAAGATATTGAATTTTCGGATGACGAACATAGCGAATCTGCCAATAATGACGACGATAGTAATCATTCTAACTACGCACATAGACAACAAAAAAATACAAGGAACAAAAAAGAAAAAATTACCATTGAAACAAATAAAACGATAGATGAGTCAACTATAGTCGTTCATGATGAATTTGATAAAATTAGCAACGAACTGAATTCTATATTTAATACTTTTTCTAGTAATACTGATAGTAAAGAATCCGAACCATCTGAACCATCCGAACTACAATGCAACGAGGATTTATTAATATTGAAGTTAGACGATATAGTAGCCGATAATTCAAACATAATTGAAGAAGTAGATGGTATTGTATTAAACAATGATTCTCGTTTTGGCAACGATAGTGATAGCAACGAGTCTTTCACATCCGGCTCATGTTCTTCGCGCTCATCTTATACAAGCGATGGTCAGCCAGACGGTAATGATGGCTCCGGAAGTGATTGTGAAATTGATGATATTATATGTCTAGATGATACTGTATATGGTGGCAAGGATGGCAAGGATATCAAGGATGGCAAAAACAAGAAACGTGATAAAAAATCAAAAAATGGTTCCGAAGAATATTATAGTGAAGAAGGCAGTGCTGATGAAAGTGGTGACAACAGCAACAATGATGGTGAAGGAGAAGATGAAGATGAAGATGAATATGACGACGAAGACGGCGACGAAGACGACGAATATGATGACGATGAAACACTATGGGCAACAATTAAAAATTTTCCCGTCTCAGCAATTATGCTGGAGAAATGCGAAAATACTCTCGACTCTCTCATGATGCAAGAAAAAGAAATGACCGAGAATGAATGGAGGTCCGCTTTAATGCAGGTTATTATGACGCTTATTACATATCAAAAATTATTCGGGTTTACTCATAACGACTTACATACCAACAATATTATGTACATCTACACCGAAAAGGAGTACATATATTATCACTACAATAAGAAATATTACCGTGTTCCTACCTATAATCGCGTTTTCAAAATTATTGACTTTGGTCGCGCTATTTACAAATATAAATCCAAGGTCATATGTAGCGACAGCTTCAGTATGACAGGCGATGCCGCTACACAATATAACTGCGAACCTTATTTTAACGATAAGAAACCTCGTTTAGAACCGAATTACAGTTTTGATTTATGTCGTCTAGGGTGTTCTGTTTTTGATTATTTTATTGACGATATAAGCAATGTTGCGGCGATATGTAAAAAAGAGCCTTTGTCCAAGTTGATAGTGGAGTGGGTTACGGATGACCAAAATAGGAATATTTTGTATAAGGCGAATGGCGAGGAGCGTTATCCGGATTTTAAATTATATAAGATGATTGCGCGAAGTGTACATAACCACACACCACAAGCGCAGTTGTCGAAGCCAATTTTTGCCAGTTATGAGTTCCCTAAGAAAAAGGTTAAGTCGTCACATAGAATACTAAATATCGATAAAATGCCGTCTTATATGGAGTGATGTAATATATTATTGTACCTATAAAATTATTATTGTACCTATAAAAGTATAATAATTATTTCCTAGTTATTTTCTATTTTTTGCATGTTTTTTCTACCGGTAGACCATAGTCCAACCATCCAGCGACGGGAATTTCCTTTACTGGAGATAACCCATAACCAAATTTAATGGAAACTACATCATAACCCAACAATTTTAATAGAGTCATTACTTGGCTACTTGTGTGACCTACATAACATATCAAAAATATTTTCTTATTCTTTGGTATTTTTTTTAAATTTTTTTCTTCTAATATGTCTAACCAGAATATATTTTTAGCCCCTTTTATGTGCATTTTTTTGTATTCACTTGGTGTTCTAATGTCTAGTAAAAAGTAATCTTTTTTTTTTAAATAATAGTTATTATAAAAATCTAAAGGAGTTATGTAATTCCAGTTGTCTTTTGTATCATTTAAAAATTGTCTCAGGTCTTTTACATTCACAAAACTTTCCATGATATAGTATAATATAGTATAATATAGTATAATATAGTATGATATAGTATAATATAGTATAATATAGTATACTATTGAA